CATGTAAAGATGACCCTCTACAGTAGAAAGTCTGAGTTGATTTTTATCCTCTTCTTTAGATTGACCTGCACTGTCACGTTTCTCGTCAGTAGCATATTTCTTAAAGTTTTTCTTGTATGTGCTAGCTTCATGCTTTACTGCAGAGCGATACCACGATAAACTCTTTTTTTCTCCACCTGTTTTAGCAGAGATTCGTTCAAATAGTGTTTTATAACCAGAATCTTTATTAACGCCATTGCGTTGAATTGATGAAAAACCAGTTGCCATTGTTCTATATTCCTAGGTGATCTTCGGTAAGTATCAAGAAGTTCATCTGCCTATCTTCACAATACTCACGCGCAGCATACCATTTAGCTTGATTTTTTGCGTATATTAGAGCAGCCTTGCGATATGTGGCAGTTTTTTTATTTTTCTCATTCGGTGGTTGAGTTTGTTTTTTAGGTTTAATCTCGATAATATATTTGGTAAGTTTTCCATTTTTTTCACGAACCTTAATGTAAAAATCTGGAAAATATCTCCTCACTTTGCCATCGGGAGCACGATATGGAATAATTACCTCTTCGCTCCCCCATTCTATTATCGATGTATTATTGTCACAGAACACCATGAACTTTCGTTCCCATAATGATCTATAGATAACACGAGTTGGATTGCCACGATACTTATTAGGATTTTTTGGTTTATAAAATCCAGAGTATGCCATAAATATAGATGATCCAACATAGCTTATTTAGCGTGGCAAATAGAGGTAACATCAAGTCGTTTTTGGCGACAATGGGTGTAAATGGGGGGATGTCTTTTAGTAATGGATATCTTGTTAAGTTTTTGTTTAATAGCGGTAGTGTAGTTCCTGGTGCATTAGATTCTGCTGGTATTTCATTTAATTCTGCATCAAATGATGTTATTGAATTATTTTGTGATGAAGCACAGTTGCCAAATATTGCTGCGTCTTCTGGGAATCAAATTGGTAGATTTGTTGGAGAAACATCTGTAAAATATCCAACGGCAAAAATCTTTTCGGAAATTCAATTGGGATGGATGTGTGATGCAAATATGACTCCAAACAAATTTTTGAATATATGGTTTGAGTCAATGTTTATCGAAAATGGAAGTTTAGGCAGTTACTCATCTCCTTCTGTAATTTCTGGTCAACAATTTGATGATGTAATTACTAATCCTCTTATAAGAACTAAAAATAGAGGAACACAATTAAGATATCCAAATGAATATCAATGTGATATTTTAATTGCTAAGGCAGAATCTGGGCCTGATTCTCCAACACAAAGAGTATCTGAGATTTATGTCTTAGAACAAGCATGGCCAATAAGTATTGATTCTGTCCCGTTATCGTATGGTGCTTCTCAAGTAACAAAAAGTTCAGCACAATTTGCATATACTAGACATTATATTATTTACAATGATATCAAAAGTTTAAACACTCTTGCTGGAAAAAATAGCAAGAGTAAAAAGAGTAAAAAGAATAATCTTCCAATTGGAGCAAATGATATTCCACCCAGTATTGGTTTAGGTTTATCGTGATTTGAAAATTAATTTTTCAATTCCATAAAAGTGGGAAAATTTTTCCTGAGTATTTTTGCGTCAAAAAATCGCACTAAATATACATACGACCTGAGGTAATTATTATGGCTTTGCCAAATTTAGGAATTCCTACTTATGAGGAAACTATTCCTTCTACTGGAAAAAATATTAAATATAGACCGTTTTTGGTAAAAGAAGAAAAAGTTCTTTTGCTAGCATTGGAGTCAAAAGATGATGATCAAATTAAAGCAGCGGTAAAAAATTTACTTAAAAATTGCATTCAATCAAGAATTAAACTTGATTCTCTTGCTATATTTGACTTTGAATATTTGTTTCTAAAAATTAGAGGAGCATCTATTGGAGAAGCAATTGAAATGCAAGTTATTTGCAAGGACGATGGAACGACAAAAGCTACAGCAGTTATTGATATTAACGAAATTGAAGTTGACACTAGCGGAAAAGGTGACAACAAAATTATGTTAACTGAGGATGCTGGTGTTGTTATGAAATATCCTGGCATTGATACTTTCATCGATGTCAATTTTCTAGATCTTGACATTAATAATGATAAAATTTTTGAAGTGATGGCAGATTCAATTGATCAAATTTTTGATGGGGACGATATCTATGATTCTTCTACTACGACGAAAAAAGAAATGATTGAATTTGTTCAAAATTTAACTCGCCAACAATTTGAAAAAATTGAGAAATTTTTTGAAAATATTCCAAAACTAAAATGTAATTTTAGTGCTATCAATCCAAATACTGGAGTAAAATCTGATTATATGGTAGAAGGATTATCCAATTTTTTCGGATAGCACTCTTTCAAAATAGTTTGGAAGGGTATTATAAAACTAACTTTAATTTGATGCAATATCATAAATATAGTTTGACTGAGATTGAAAATTGGATGCCATGGGAAAGAGCAGTATATGTTGCTTTACTCATGCAATACTTAGAAGAACAAAAAGCACAGCAACAATAAGTGGCACAAGAAGTATCCCAAAAAATGAACAATTTTCTTTCTAGGAAAAGGGATTATCCTAGTGCTTTTTCATATCTTCTTCCACCTAAAGATTTGACAGAAAAGAAAAATACTAAGACTTCAATAATTACATCGATTGATTCGGGATTTGATTTTTTCAAACAAAAACACGGTAAAGGATTTTTTGAAGTAATTTTTGATGATTTTTTTGGAAAATTTTTTACTCTTATTACAAAACTTGCAAGTAATTTACTAATAAGAGCAGTTGATGCTGCTGGTAATGTTATCTATAGACTAAAAAATTTATTTACTGACGGAAAAAATATTCTTGGCATGACAGCAAAGGGTGGTGCAATTGCATCAAAATACCTTACATCTGGTTATGGAATGCGTTGGGGTAGAATGCATAATGGTATTGATATTGCGGGTGGTCCATGGTATGCAGGTGTTGAAATGTCTGTCATCAAACCAGGAGTTGTTGTAGATTTAGATGATTTAGGTTCGCAAGGATGGGGAAAATTTGTTGTTATTAAGCATGATGATGGATATCATAGTTTATATGGACACCTGGATAGTATTAATGTTGCAAAAGGACAAAAAATTGAAAATAAAGATGGTGCTGCTACAGTAATTGGCACTATGGGTAATACTGGTGCTTCTCAGGGAGCACATTTGCACTTTGAACTTGGAACAGGATGGAATGGTGGAACACTCACAGGTCATATGAATCCTCTACCTCATATTGATAAGTTTGTTCGAGCTGGTGGTGATGTTACTGTTGAAAAAACTGAATCTAAATCTCCTGCTTCAACTGGAGAATATGATATTGTTATACCGTTAGATCATGTTCCTGGAAACTTAGCTGGAAAATTTCCAGATGATGACGCTAAAACATCATTTAAACAATCACGAGCAACTGGCGCTGATGGAAGAGAAAGACAAGCGCAAGATCCTGCTGCAGAAAAATTAAAATCAAAATTAGAAGCAAAAGGATATAGAGTTGCTATTATAAAACCAGAGTCATATTCTTCTTATGAAGCATATGATAGATATCTTGTAAAACAATCCAAGAAAGGTGTTCGTATTCTTCCTTTACACTTTGATGCTATTCGTAGTGCTGGAGGTACAGGATTTTTAACAAGAACTAGAGCAGGTGATTCTGAAGATGCTGCATTTGCTGCTCCAATTCAAAAGGTATTATCAAATTTTCAAAAAAACAATACTAATCTTGGTAATATTAGCAGTGATACTCAAGATAATGCTACAGTTAATAGGGGTGCTGCGTCTGCTACAGCATTGATTGAACTTGGTGTTCAAGTTGATTGGGAAAAACATTATGGTAAGAATTTTACGCAAACTAAAAAATTCGATCAGTTGATTCAAAGTGTGGCAGATGCTATTGCAACGGTAACTCCAAAAAAAGCAGCAACACCACCGCCACCAGCAGCACCACGTAAATCGAAAAGAAATCGTAGAGGTAGACTTGTAAGTTCTAACACAAAACCTCCTGCATCTACACAAACACAAACAGCACAGGAAGTTGCAAGATCATATGATACTGATGCAACAACACAGGTTATTGCAATGGTATCACAAAACTCTTCTACTGGTGTTGCACCTACTTCATCAACGCCTAATAGTTCATCTTCTACAGAAAGTGAACTTGATTTACTCACAGATTATATTTCTACTCGTAGAGCATATTCAATAGGTTCTGTAGCATAAGCAATAAATAAAGTATGGATTGTGTTAGTGTAGGAATTTAATGTCCGTATACCCAAATGTTGCAAGTGGCGATTTAACATCATCTGTTATCGGTTCTCTTTATAATAGAGCGAGAGCAGCATCGATGCTTGCTGCCAAGTCAAAAAAAGAAGCATATAGTAGATTTAAAAAGACAGGGTTGTCGGATAAACAAGCACAAGATGCTGTTAACCATTACAACTTTGGTGGTGCTGCATATAAATCTAGATTTGGTGGTGATAGATTAAGAAGAACTCGTGGATTTTTTGGTAGTAGAAAACCACAGGATGATATTACTGTAAATGAACAAGAAAGAGTCCTTAGGGGAATGGGACTCTTTAAAAGAAAAGGACGTGGATCTGCTAGCGGAGTAGATCCAGAAACTGGTGAACCTACTGGAAGTGGTGAACCTACTGGAAGTGGTGATGGTGGTTCAACTGGACCTGATCCTGTAGCGTCTGATGGATCATCATTTATTCCTATGCAGGGGTTATTACCTCCTGCAGGAAACAATTTAGATGAAGCACTTAAAGGTGTTGGTCGAGATGGTGGGTATCTCACTAAAGAACAAAGAGTTGAAATTTTTAAAAAGAATAAAGTTTCTAGAGATGCTGACTCTATCTTTAATAAAAGTAGTGAAAGTCCATCAACTCCAGCACCACAATCTGCTGCTATTCAAAAAGTAGGAACTGGAGATTTAGTAGGTTCTGCGATTGAAAAAGTATTTGAAGATAAAAATAAAGAACTTGTTGAGGTAATTAAAGATACTGCTGATAAAGTAGAAGATAATCAGGAAATCCTGGAAAAAATTGAAAGAAATACTTCTTTTATTGAAAAATTATTTGAGTTGCAGAAAGATGCTATTGAAGATGCTAAGATAGCAGCAGAAGAAGCAGATATTGACGGAACCAAAGATACTGCTGGATTTAAAGGTTATAAAAAATTTGGCAATATGCTGGGTGGTGGAAGCGGTGGAGGTGGTGGGATACTTGGAAACTTGCTTAACTTTGGTGGTGATTTATTAGATCTTGCTGGTGGAAGAAGAGGAGGTAGACGTGGAGCAAGGAGAAGATTAGCAAAACAAAAAACTAAAGGGTTCTTTGGTAGACAAAAAAACAGATTACTTGGGAGAAATAAAACACCCCTCAGAAATCCTGTGGGAACACGAAATCAACAAAATTTTGTAAATAATAGACTTTATAACACAAAAGTATCACAATTTGCTCCCAAAAAGAAAAACTTTTTGCAAAAAGGTCTTCAAAAAACTAATATTGCTGGCAAAAAAGTAGGTAAAAAACTACTACCTAGTATTACTAGAAAAGCAGGGACAAAAGCAGTTGCCAAAGGAGTAGGAAAGGGAGTAGGGAAAGCATTACTTAAAAAAATTCCTATTTTAGGATTGGGTGTTGGTGCATTATTTGCTGCTCAGAGAGCAATGGCAGGTGATTTTGTTGGTGCTGGATTGGAATTAGCATCAGGTGCAGCATCTACTGTTCCTGGGTTTGGAACTGCTGCATCAGTTGGTATTGACGCTGCATTGATGGCAAAAGATATTAATGATGAAAGTCAGATGATGGAACAACCAGAGTTTGAGATGGGAGGTGTCAGTGATGGTCCAGTAGTTGCTACTCTACATGGAAAAGAAGCAGTCATTCCCGTAAAAGAAGATGGATTTAAAAACAATCCAATTAATAATTTCTTTAAAAATTCAGAAAAAACAGAAAAAAATATTTTTTCGTATTTAAATTCGGTAAATGACGATAATGATAAAGTAAGTGCAGAAATGGGAGCTATTGTTGATGGTCCTGATACTGGTTATGATGTAGCACTTCCTAATCAAAAACAAGCAATTGTTCCTCTTGATAATAAGTTTACTCGTGGAGAACCAACTGTTACTCAGGGTGGAGAGTATGAAAGAGGTAATGTCAACTTAGAAGTAGAACAACCAGAAGAAAAAAAACAAACCCTTGCAGAAAAGAAAAAGATTCAAAAAGATCTTGCATTAGCATTTAAACTAGGTCTAGATTTGTATCAAAAGAAAACTCCCGGTGGATTCTTGGGAGAAATTGGGAAAAAAATTATGGACTTCCTTGATAAATTTGGAGGAGGAGGTGATCCTGATACTGACGATGGAGGCGGCGGTGGTGGCGATGCCCAAGAAGTTGATATGTCTGCTGCAGATCTAAGTATGGACGGGGGTGGAAAGTTTAGCGAACAAGAAGTATCCGATTTAGGTAGAATAGTTTCTGCAGAAGCTGGAACAGATGAAAAAGGTGGAGCACATGTTTTAAATTCAATTTTAAATAGGCATCGCCAAATTAAATCTGGTAAAATAACACCTGAAGCTTGGGGTATTGAAGGAAAATCCAAAGAAGAAGTTACTATTACTGATATTATCAATGCTAATAATCAGTTCCAACCAATGCGTGATGGTAGTTTTGCAAAAACATCAGAATCTCAGGGTAGGCAAGCACTTGCTGCAGCAATTAAGGGTGGTGGATTAGATCCAAGAGAAATTAAGAAAAAATTAATGGAATCTGGCATGTCTGAGGAAGATGCTTCATTGGTTGCAGTCGCAGATAGTTTCTATAATCCAGAATTAAGTAGTAATAAACCTTTTAAAAATGCACCTTCAGTTAAAACCGATAATAAGCATTCATTTATGTCAACTCCTAATGGTGGATTTAAACCAGAAGATTTGGAAAAATTGGATCCTGTTACTGGAACTCCACCAGAAGAAATAACAAGTGGTGACACACAACATTATACAAGTCAACAAATTCCTAAGAATTATGGATTAGAAGTTGGTCAAGAAAGAAGTTTTACTACTAGTAGAGGAACAACAGTAAAAGCACATAAAACTACAAAAGGATTTGATTTTTATAATCCAGGAATCAATCAAAAAATTGATTTTTCTAATGGTAAAAACGGTTGGGTTGTAGATGATTTTATGAAATCTGAAGGTGGACTAAAACCAGAACTTTTGAAACCAGAACCATCACCAGAACCACCTGCTGCAGAAACTGGTGCAGCAAAAGCAGAAGAAGTAAAGACAAGTTCTGCAGCAGCGCGTGAAGCAACAACTGCAAAAACTATTGCGATGGCAATTCCTGCTGCTCCTGCGCCGGTAGCAGCGCCAACACCTACAGAACCTGCAGCTAGTTCTACGGGAATATCTTCTAAATCATCTGATATTGCATTGGATGGTCTTGCATATCAATTAAATCTAAATCAATTAGGAGCAGCAACTTAAAAATGACTCAAAATTTTTCTAGAAAATATGAATATGTTGAAGCAACGTTGACTTCTATTGGAGGATCTGTAAAACCAATAACTTCTAACATATTAGAGTTTACATATACTGAAAGTATTTTTGCACCTTTTGTATGTGGAAATATCGTCTTTCAAGATTCTGATGAAAATTTAATTGGAACACTTCCTATTCAAGGTGGAGAAAAAGTTTATATTAAAGTGAAGGATCCAAATGAAGAGATTGTGGAATATAATTTTATTATTTGGGCAATCAAAAATAGAACTACTAAAGATAGAGTTCAATTCTATAACATGAAAGTTATTAGTGAAGAAGCAGTTAAAAATGAATCTGTAAAAATTGGTAGACAGTTAAAAGGAAATATGTCAAATATTGCCACTAACATCCTCACCAATGATTTAAATACAACTAAAGATGTATTTGCAGAGTCATCAAAATTTAATATTAATATCATTCCAGGAAGACAGTCACCATTTGCAATCTTGAATCGAATTGCATCAAAGGGTGTTTCTGGTAAAGTCAATCCATCTTCTGGTGGAAATAGGAGTGGTGGATCTCAAGATGCTCAGCAAATTAAAGGAACTGCTGGATATTTTTTCTACGAAAATAATAGAGGATTTTATTTTGAATCTATTGATAAAACTTGCTCTAGTGGATCTCCTTATGGAGGTAGATCTATAAGAGGTAATTACTATTATGATCCAAATCAATCAGATAAAGGGTCTACTATCTTATCTTTTGATTTTGATAACGAGATAGACATTATGAAAAAATTGAGACTGGGTGCTTATAGTTCAATCGTGTGCTACTATAATATGTCTACAGGTAAATATG